CATTAGGCTAGCCTCCCCTGGGTAAAGTAAACATTGCTTCCGAGGTGTGTGATAGACGCTAATGCCCACTGCTTTTCTGTCTGAGTTTTCGAATCAGCATTATTCACTGTAACAGTGGCAGCAGGTGAGATGGTGACTTTGCCAGCTCCTTTCTGCAAGAGCACGCAAGCAAAGTCAGAACTTAATCCTGTGGGAACAGTCAGAGTTATTGCCGAAGAGTTTGACAGCGTTACCAATTTCCCATTATCGGAATCTTGTAGAGTGTAGGATGTTCCTGTCTGAGCATTAATAGGGTGAAGGTTTGTGTGATTAAGCCTGCTAAGATAATAATCGCCGTCTTCTCCCTCCAATGTGTCTGCATCACTTGGAAAGTTAGAGAACTTCACCTTCTTCTTATTGTAGGAATCTGCGCTATCCTCTATAAGAATAACGTCATTACTTACAGGCGTAGTTTTTTCCGAAAAGCTGTTTATGTCGCCAGCAGCTCTTTTTAACTGCGCATCATTTGTAACGTTACCAAGAGAAACATCCGTTTTATCAACGCTATGCGGGTTTGAAGTGCTCGATATATGATTATCTATTTGTGTATGAGTATTAGTCCCTATATCTGAAATATTAGTGTGACTAATACTGGCTTCGGTGAAGTGTATATTTGAAGTACCAATGTGAGTATCTATTTGCGCATGAGTATTAGTCCCTACATCTGAAATATTAGTGTGACTAATACTTCCTTCTGTGAAATGTATAGTTGAATCTGATATATGATTATCTATATCAAGATGTGTGTTAAGACCTATATCTGAAATATTAGTGTGACTAATACTTCCTTCTGTGAAGTGTATGTTGGCCGTACCAATGTGGGTATCAATTTGAGCATGAGTATTAGTCCCTATGCTTGCAATGTTAGCGTGGTCGATACTGGCTTCTGTAAAGTGAATAGTCGAATCCGATAGATGCAACGTTAAACTAGAAAGTTCACCGAAGGTTAGATGGTAATACTCACCTAAAGTACCTCCCTGCAATCCAAACAAGGAATTATGATCACTGATACCTGTTGGAAGACTACCGATTGTTATTTTCTTCTTGTTGTTTAAGTCAGCGCTGTCTCCTATCAAAAGAAGATCTGCGGACACAGGAACAGCTTTTGCCGCAAACGTGTCTATATCACCCGCAGCGCGCTTTAACTGAGCGTCGTTTGTAACGTTGCCTAAACCTACATCAGTCTTTGAAAGAGGAGACCCGTTTATTCTGTATGTAGAACCAGGCGACAGGTCACAATCTCCTGTGACCAGAAGACCACCACTATCCACACGAGCGCGTTCTACACCTGCTATATTTACAAGCAGGTCACCCACACTGTTTTCAATCTCGATCTTATCGGATTTTCCGATTGAAAAAACAGTTGATAGGGTGCCTCGTAAATTGCTGAATACGCTCATGACACGTCCTTATCTATTAGGTATTGGCAAACTCAACTACAACAGTTGCTATTCCCTGCGAAGCTCCACTCGTCGTAACCGTGCAATTCAACTGGGTAGACCCGCCGTATTTGTAGTAGGCGTCTACCACGTACAGACCAACTGTTTCAGGGTCGTTCTCCTCTTCTTTGAGAAGACGGTCCGGGTCTACAGCATCACCGATGACTATCGTTGGTGTGACACCATCGAAAGCCTGGGAGACATAAACTCGAGCCCGCAAAACTGTTGCGTTGGCAGGGATCGTGGAACCAATCGCTACCACACCGTCAGTGTACTCAACCTGTACGGCTCGCTCTTCTACTTTCTGCGCGTCGGTTCCTGAGCTTGGTCCGATGTCATCCCACTGGGTCGCATCAAGATCCCAGATGTAAACGTGGTCAGCGGAAAACTCATGCGTGCCGCCAGAAAGAGCATCGGTCACACCGATGGTCATTCCCTCAACGGGGATGATCTCATTCCACGTCGCACCGTCGTCGCGATATAGATAGTCGAGCGTGTATGTTCCACCAGCAGTAGTACAAAGGAAGATCCTACCAGGAGTACCGGCAGCAGGAGGGGAACCACCATCAATTTGGCCAGTAACAGAGATCCCATATCTCCGCTCAACCCATGCTTTGGTAGCTACGTCGTTGTCGTTTACTGGGGTAGCAGCTCTCACAACAGCAAAAGCGTCATTGGCGTTGTTTCTTGCCTCTACAACACCAGCAACGCTTTGTATTTTAGCGCCGCCTTTTCCCAGTTCAACCGGGGACCCGACACCTATCTGACCATAATTTTTACTCGCCATTTCTCTCTCCTCAAAATTAGCGACGCTAAGTGCGCCGGGTATCTCTAACTTATACCGCCATAGACAGTATTCTGAAAGGTATCGTTGTACAAACTTACCATTTCGTCGTTATCTGGATTTATGTTCCCGACATAAGGCCCAGTTACTATCTCCCATTTATCAGTATTAGAAGGAGGTATAGCTCCAGCAGTGATAGTAAAAGTTAGTGTGGTATCATTAGTTGTAAATGCAGACCCTATTGAACCACTTCCCTGATAACCACTTGCAGTCCCAATAATCTCGAAGTCAGTAGCATTCAAGAAAGACAGGGTATAAGTTTCTGCCAATGTCGTAGGACCAACAATGAAATCACCTATCACTAAGTCAGTATTACTTCCGAATGGAAGTTTTCTCGGGTTAGGTACTCGCTGCATCTGGACAACATCGACGTAATCGATACCATTCAGACCTTCGATCACTTCGTGTACCCTGGAAAGAGGAACCTGCTGCCCGAGAACCTGATTTTCAGGCGCGAATAAAGCCTCTATCGCATCCTCTATTACACGGAGAGCATCTGCTTGTCTCGTATTTGTGTAGAGGTAGGAATTGACGATGAGCCTGACATCGACAACTCTGACAGGGTCCACATAGAGAATCACAGGAGTCGTTTTTCTGGCGTTTAGATATTCACCAACAGCACCAATCAAATCCGTTCCTGTTTCAGTGTACGGATCCCATGTCCCTGCAGGAATAGGGTCGGAACCACCTCCTGCAATCACAACACGTTCTTCATAACTACCCACTCCACGGAATGCATAAGCGTGCAAAACACCAGGGACCTCTAAAGCCAAAGCTCGATAATCATCATGCGTGACAGCTCTATTAAGGGCCTTCAAACTGAGAGGAGCGTTTATCTTTGCCTGCGATATTGTCTCCCGGTTGATTCCTCCAGTGGGAGCGGCAGGGTTCGTCACAGATGTCACAAAAGCAAATGAGCCAACCAGCCGAGTCAGTTTGTTCGTGGCGATCTGATTCCCAGAAATCCCGCCTCCGACACGATACACAGCGGAGATGTTATCCACCCCACCGGCAGGAATTTCCCCGTTGACACCATCACCGAAAATCACAGTGACAACATCGTTTTCATCTATTTCAGTCCGGAAGTGTTGGTCAGAAGAGCCGGACTCGAGGAAGTTGTCGACCTCTGTCCAGACTTGATCGACAAAACCCACTGTCACTGTGACTTCGAGACTCGAAGAACCATCAGGATTCAACGCTAGAGGTGTGCTCGAAAGCGCATAACTTTGGTCAGGAGAACCATCACTCGAACCTATTACCTCTGAAACAGAGCTTCCCTCGTAAGCCAAAACACCTGTCGTAATCCCGGCACCAGCTGCAATGAAATCTGAGACAAGCTCGAACGTCGCAGGGTCGGAACCATCCGAGGTATCCACCAAGACCTTCGTCCTAGCAGGAACAGTACCAGCGGCGCTCGTAACGAATGTCAGCTCAACCCTGGCGCTGACAGCAGGACTCAACTCGTAGCCGATCAACTTACAGTGTTCAATGACCGACCTTCTTTGAACTGCGGAGGGAAACAGGGCCTCGTTTGCCCAGCGGTCCTGGTAGTAAGCCAGGTTGTCGGCCATAAAAGCGAACGCTTCCGTGAGAGCCACACCGAGGTCGAGTTCAGACCTATCAGTCCAATCTGGTGCGTAGGTATCAGCGAGACCACCAGGGTCTAAAACATCAGAGCGAAAACCTTCGAAATCCCGCGTTTCTAGATCTACAGAAATTGTCTCTCCTGAGAGAGTGGTAACAACCGGCATGGCTCCTCCTAATTCAGTTCCAGACTCATCTTAACAGGATCCCCTGTATTTTTAAAAATGAAGGAGACATCTGCGATTACCTTAAACCCATCTGTGCCTTCATCTTCACGAAAGTTGATTGTTATTCCGGCAGCTCTTGGCTCGAATTTAACTATTGCCTGGGTTATCAAATGCTTTATCGGCTCTAATGTAGTTCCACGAGCTGATCTAAAAAGTCGTGAGTAACCTATTGTCCCAACACCTTTCCTGATCAATCTTTCGTTAACCCTGGAAAGAATGAGAGCCTTGAGATTCGACATCACCTTATCGCCGTCTTCAGCTTTTCCTACACCACCTGCTGCAACAAACTGAAAAGGAAACTTGATTCCGCTTGGGTAAACTGTCATGGCGTTACCTCCGTGGGCAGACCGAACAACGTAAACAGAGTGTCAGCAGGTTGTGTCGTTCCACCAGTCGCTAATAGCATAACACCCATGGAATAATTAGCATCTTCGTCATCCAAAGGCCCGCCAGTCGAGGACAAAAGTTTTTCCTTTACCCAGTCAGCATCACCTTGGCCATAAATAGGTAGAACATAGGCACCTTCAAAATTCAAAACGAGAGATATGGCATTGAGTATGTCTTGTATTTCAAAAACAAAGTTAGTTAAGTAAGCAGCTTTTGCAGAAAGCATATCGGCAAAAACGCTAAGCAGATTAGAAGTTGATACAGGACCAGACAGTGAATTTGCAAAACCTATTAGCTTTTCTGCTATCTCACTAAGTCTTGGGATTATGTCCACGACTCTTTTAGCGTTCCAGTTTGGCTCCCTACCAATACCTTCTTCCACAGTGAATTCCTCACCTACTACGGGCCAGTTCTCTATCTGAGACATTTCGGCTAAACGCCTCTGAAAAAGCTGTGTAAAATTATAGTAGTCGGTAAACAGGTCTTTGAGGTTTTCAGAAGTTGCCATAACCACAATGGCACCGACATAAGCATTTTCATCTGTAAATTTCGGCCTTTTCTCATCCATCCTGTCAGTCAAAGAATCGGCAACTTGAGCTAACCATTCACGAGGAGTCAAAGTGTAAGAAACAGAGGGTGATGTATGAAACAACTGATAAACACCTGTTTGGGTCAAAGCTTGTGTGATACTCAGAATAAGCTCTTGGGCAGCCTTGATAATAAGCTCGTTAATGTCATCTATCCCGCCAGAAAAAACCGCGAGAACATCCAAAATGTCGCTGAGACCATCTAAGGCAGAAGACAGGACTCCGACAACAGATCCGAAGGTATCTAAGGCGTCATCTATTTCTTGAGGATATAATTTTGACGGGTCGAAGCTGATCCATTCAGACATTTTTCTATCTCCTCATCCGTTAGACCGTGTCGCTGTTTCATTACAGTGATAAGAGCACGAGTTTTCATAGCAGAATCATACGCCAATTGCGATGAAAACAGAAAGCAAGCCTCGGATAAGGCTTCTAGCTTTTCTTTTATTCCAGGGTTGATTGTTGCTTCTTTTATGCGAGGCAGCAAATCTTTCTTCCATGCGAGCAAAACGTCAGGGTCTACAGAAGCTCGTTCCAGTTTATCAGCATGTTTCTTTGTTAGATCCCACATACCTCTACCTCAAATTATCGGCACAGGAGCTGCCGCTGCTGGTGGTATGGCTACAGCCAACTGCCAACCAGCCAAAAAATTCGCTATCGCATTTGCAACCGCAGAAGCTGTGCTCGGCATGACTCCACTTGCTCCGAGAGTGAAAAAATTCGTCAGTAACGGTGTCAACAAACCTGGGGTAGCGGGACCGCCAGGAATAGGAATCGGAGGAGGTGTAGCCACAGCCGGTGGAAGTACAGCAAAAACTGAAGATGAGCAAAGTAGAGTCAGCGCGGTCTCTATTGCTGTTGCCGCAGAAAGAGCTGTGCCTCCAGGAACAGATAACGTAGCCATAGGCCCAGTGGTTGTGCCAGGGACAAAAACAGGATTAGGAGCTGCTTCGTATCCAGTGACACGAGCATTAGACCAAAAAGATTCGATCTCGAGACAGGTTTCGACATGACTCGTGGGCATTGTCTCTTCCCACAGAGTGAGTATTTCCGAAATAAAACCTGCCCTAAACGCGAGCATACTCATGATGTCACCGTATACATCGACTTGAGAGCGATAGGTGCTCCAGCGGGAGCATTCAAGACGGGCAGGATTGTCGCCGGTGATGCTGCATTCAACTCAACGGAAGGACCGCTAGGTCCAACCCCAGTAGGATGAGTATGAGTCAACAAAAGGTTCCATATATTCGTCAGGAGAGTGACTAGGTTATCACCCATGACCAACGGCTGTTTCAGAAGACCAGCTCCCAACATAACGTTCGGTGTTGCCGGTGTTGCCGGTGTGTCGACCAACTGTATCTGTCCGCTCGGAACAACACCGAGGGAAACACTCCATGTTGAAGATGCCGTGCCAAGAGTTGTCGGATTGTGCTCTAGGGAGCACGTCTTTATAGTACCAGTGGCGTCGGTCGCTTTCAGTGTCACGAGTCCGTTGTAGCCATGGAGAGTCATCGCAGGAAGTGCCAGAGGACCTCGAGGTACTTCTCCAGTAGTAGCTGCAGAAGCAGAAATATCGACAGATTCAAGAGCGGAGAAAACAACATTCGATCCAGCTAAAACAGCAAGCTGACCCGTGAATGACATTGACCCGTTTCCAGCTCCGCTAACGGAATATTCCCCAGCACATGACGTCGAGTAATTCCCCTCCCAAGACGAGGAGAAAGCTCGTCCCGACTCTGAAAGAGAGTTGTATTGCCGTGATACATTCTGGAGAAAAGTCTCGTCAGCAACACCTTCAACTCGCAAAGACTTTTCACCTAAAATCAGATGCTCTTCGGACCCAGTGCGAAGGTTGTAGTTTCCAGTGACCGTTTTTCTAACACCGGCAATTCCAACCTCCTGGACACCACCATCTGAAGTGAACTCAATCCTCGATCCTGACCTGTGTGACAACTGAACACGTTCGGCACCGGAGGTAGCATCGAACTCCAGGAATGAACCATCATCACCCTGGATAGTCCTCACCCTGGAATAGGAGCCTTCGAACTGTGAAGGAGGCGCATTCCCAGATTCGCGGACAGAATAATCGGTTAGGTCTTTTTCCCCGCGAGAATGCTTCGGGACCATACTTCCGCCGTCACGGATAGCCCACGGACCAGGAGACCAAACAGGGTACTCAGGAGACCCAGACTCAAATTCAACCCATACAAAATTCCCGACTTGAGGTAGCCATAGATCACCGGCATTAGGAGCACCGCCAGTAATCGGAGCAGGCAAAGCCCACCCAAGCTCTTCATCGTCTCCAAGAACCTCAGGAACCTTCGTTTTGATCCTGCCGAGCTTCTTCGGGTCATCCACATCAGTGACGTAGCCACGATAACGACCAAAGAATCTTCCTGAGAATCTATCTCTAAATTCTGGGTTATACATCGTCTTTACCGTCAATCTTTTTGCGTTTTTCACGCCGTGTCATGTATTCGCCTGTACCAAGACCGAAATCTTCGAATTCGTCATAAAGGTCCTTGGTGGGAGCTTTAGTTCCTGGATCTTCGTTGCCAGGTATATTCCCAGGTTGCTCTGCTGATTCTCCTATCTTGCCTTTATCGTCTGGTGAAGCCCCAAAAGCTCTCTTCACAACAGACATCGAAGTCACGAAGGAGTTTTCCCCGTACACATGGCGAACTTCTGTGATCCTATATTTCCCGCTGAACCTACTACCTAAACCAGCGAGAATCACAGACGCACCAGGACGATAACGGACAGACGCTATCCTGGGGGAAATAGACGCCTCGATTATTTCGGTGTTCTTCGCTATGACACCAGCGGATTTCCTTAGGGCTTCTTCCTTGCTCTTAGTGTCACCGCTCGACTCTTCGGTTTCATCATCATCACCGAAAATATCGTTTATGACTCCCCCGATTCCTTCTTCACCCCAGAAACCAGAAGGTGCATCAAACGTTTTGATCTTACCTTTAAAGCCATTTTCTGAGTCTGGTTCATCCCCAGCTAAAGCACCGGTAACCATCTCGCCTAGCTTAGGCGCGATCTCCTTCACGGAGTCCTTTATGGTTTCTATCGCTGAAAGAGCTGGGTTTTTCAGTTCGGAATCTGTCAGGACATCAATACCAGACTTTTTCTGTGCGCTGCCCTTCCTTTTTCCGAGCTTCGCGAATTTCACATCACACGAAAAGTCCAATAAAGATGCACCATTTATTCTGTAGGAAAGAACTGGAACATCCTTTTGTTTCCCTATCAAATCCTCATTTTCAGGTCGCTTGAAAACTAAAGTCCTTCCTTCAACACCCCAGACATAACCGTATTTGTTTGCCAGAACCTGGATAAGATGCGCATCTGTCATGTGCGCCTGCATAAGAGGAAATGAATCAGAAAACTCCAGGGATTCGATGCTCTGAATGTCGTAACCGAGGTCGTTCTCCTCAGCTATTTTCTTCAGAATCTGAGCCGGTTTTCCTACATGCTTTTTTGTCTTCTGTTTTTTGTTTAGCTTGTGGGAAAGATCCTGAAAATGCACCGTGAATTTTGGCGACCCATCAGCACCGGCAGACACGGAGTACTTCTTCACTACAAAAGGACCACAAGGTCTTGTTTCTGTCGTCCAGCCCAACAAGAAAGCGATACTGCGTCCTTTAACGAATACATTTGAAGAGGAAATCGCAAAATCAGGATCACTAAAAATGACCACTCCATCCGACGCTTTTTTCTCCCTGTATGTGAGTTCTATCGAAAGTATCTGCCTTTTTGCAAAAGTAGACATTTCTTTTCCTGCAACCCAAAAAGCCATCAATGGTGATTTGATTACTTCCATCAGCTAAGCTCCGCGTAAGATTTCGGAGGAATGATTATTTCTTGTCCTGCTATTAGGTCAAACATCCAAAACACCTGTGGGTTAGCGTCGGCAATCACGTACCACTTGTTCGCGTTTCCATATCTTTCAAACGCCAAAGTCTCGAACGTATCACCGGCTTTTGTTGTGTATCTTCTAGATCCTTGTGGTGGTTCAACTGTAGTTTTCCTGAGAACGTGACAAAGACTTGTGCCTTCTGGAGTCAAAACCTGAAAGGCTTCATCAAACCTGTATCTTGAGCCGGAAAAAATTGGCATGTCAGACTCCCTTCAACTCTGCCATATCCCTGTACACGAAAAGCTCCTGGTACTGACCTGAGAGCGTATCGAAATCTACGAAGACAGTCTTGAAAGCTACATCAGCAAATCCCCTGGTAGGAATCATCTCCCTGTTCCAGCGAATAGTCTTGAAAGAGTAGCTGGTCAAAACACAATCCCAGATGCGAGGTCCTAGACCAAGGACAACCCGAGGCGGCGCTACAAACTGACCCATACCTTCGAGGTATGTGGCCAGCTCTGGACGAGCCAAACTTTCGAGAAAGGACTGCTGCGCCCATATCCCTAGTTGCTCCTGATAGTATGGGTCAGTGGCATCAAGCAAAAGCTGAAATGCTATCTCGTCATTCGAAATAGATTTGAACACAGCAGTAGGAACAGGAGAGCCAGGAGGGTCAATCATCGTGTACTGCGGATTCACGGATTCAGTTGTTTCTGTTGGGTTGTATTGAAAATCATAAAAACCGTCTATCTCGCCGTTTCTTATGCGTCCTATCCAACCCTTTTTTAGAGGTCTTCCAGAGTAGCTCATCTATTCCTCCATCACCGAGTAGCCAAGTTCCCACTCTTGTTCCATTTTGGAATACATGGCATCAGAAACCCTGTTTGCAAAATATGCAGCATTTTCTCTCGTAACATCACCGTTGATGTTGATCGTCATGTTCTCAATCTTCGAATTCCTGCCTTGGTAGCCATAAGCACGATCACCGCCTGATTGCGGGCTGTAATCTATTGAGCTTCTATTCGGTGCTTCAAGCTCGATTCCTCTTGACCTAGCGATTGCGTAATCGACTTCCTTCTGCATAGCCTCTTTGCGCATACCTGAAGCACCAGCAGTCCCGCCTTGGAATTCCCTGACCATAAGCTCAGCTATCCTGTCATTAGCAAACTCTGGCGTAAATGCAGCAGTGCCAGCGGCAGCAGCGCGAGCTTTATCGACTTGTTCCTTGCTAGCAAGACCAAATACAGATTTTGCCTTTACGTACAGAAAGTTAATCTGCTTCGAGACCCAGTCGGCAAACTGATCCCAGCCACCAGAAAATCCTTCTGCGAACCATGTAGAGACTTTTCTTCCTAGATCAAGAACTCCAAGACGCAACTTGGCCATATAAATAAGAGCTTTATCCATGGCATCAAACATAGCAGGACCTAAATTCTCACCAAACTCATCTGCCTTGTTCCAAGCCCAAACGTATGCAGCACCCAAAGCAACTATTGCTGCAACCAACGCTATGGTTTTTATGTTCGTGATCAACATAATAGCGCCTAAAGCAGCTTGCGCTACTGTTGCTGCAACAGTCTTCGCTATGAATCCGACAAGAATAACACCAGCAACCCAACCAATTATACGACCGTAAGCTTCCCATTTCGGAAGCTGTTCACGTATATCTGAAGTGCTGAATAGCCGGAACAAAGAATTCAATCTGTCAAACAGAAAACCTATGGCCCACCATATACCTTGTACAACAGCTATTACTGGAGTGAAAACTGTCTTAACTCCATCCCAAATTCCTATGAAGACACTTTTCACTCTTTCTTTTACCTGGAGAAGAGCGCCAACTATTCCAGTTAGACCTCGTTTGTCTAACTGCTCAAACAGTTTCATCGAGTTCGGGCCGCCTTTTCCATTCCACCATTCCATAACTCCCTGAGCTATAAGTTTTATGTCAGTGAAGAAATTCCTGATGGATATAGCCGCACCGTCAGTTTGAGTAGTCATTACGTGATTGAACAATCTGAAAGCAGCGTAAAGAGCCACAAAGGCACCGACAACAACAGCCAAACCAACAGCCAACGGAGCTAGAGCAGCCTCTAGAGCGCCTATACCTAGAGCTAAAGCTGCGGCAGGACCACCTATTCCTACAAGAGCAGGGCCAAGAATTTGTGTGTAAAACATTACTCCAGCTAAGACCAGAATGAGAGTACCAAACACCGTTGCAAGAAGTCCTACAGCTATGGCAGTCACAGAGAGAGCTTTAGCAAAAACTGGGTTTTGTTGAGCGAATGTCAGGAACGTATTGAGCACGTTTTTAACAAGCGTAAGCAATTCAGAATATATCGGAAGAATAGTTCCTCCGAGAATCAACTTGATCGTGTCCTGAGTACCTTCTATGAGTTTATTCACACCCTCAGAAGTTCTTAGAAACGCTTGCTCAGCCTTTTCCATTGCACCGGCAGACTTGTCCACAGAATTGATAAGTTTGTTCATTGCCTGTCCAGCATCAATACCTTTTTCGGATAGCTGCTGGAGCATAGCGATCATGGCACCTGCTTTTTCGCCAAACACACCGCTGATCGTTGTCAGAGCTTCCTCATCACTGACCTTAGCCAGTTCCTGAGACCTGGTTATGACCTCAGTCAAGATCGTCTTCAGCGGCTTCAATTTACCGGCAGCGTTAAACATGTCGACGCCGAATTTCTGGAGCATGATCATTCTTTGCCTTAATTCTTTTGGATCCATGGCAAAGAATTCTTCTTTCGATATACCTCCTTTCGCCATAACAGCTTGTATTTTCCGCGAGTTCGTCACGAGCTTGTTGGCGAAAATTGAAATAGCCTGTCCTGATTGAGCCGCGAGCATACCTCCAGCCTTCATCACACCACCAAGAGCAAGCATTTCAGCAGTCGTAGCCTGGAGACGCATAGGAGCGTCCCGCAATGCGTTGATGAACACAGGCATGTCTTCCCACTGCAACGCAGTTTCCCTCGTAGCCTGAGCGATGTCGTCCATCAACTTTGTGAAAGAGGCCCCGGTGTGCTGGAATTTTTTGACCGTAGCAACGGTGGCACGGACAGCTTGGTCCATACCCATCATTCCAGCAGCACCGGTCACCATCTGAACTGTCTTCGGCAAAAGAGCTAGGGCCTCGTTCGTTTCTAGACCCGCAGTCCTCAATGCCCTAAAAGCCTCAGCAGCACTAGCAGGAGTTTCAATCGTTTCTAGTCCGACCTTAATCATGGTCTTATCCAGCGAAGCCATCTCTTTTTCAGTTGCGTTGGTCGCAAACTGAACACGAGACATAGCCACTTCATATTGAGAGGCAGCATTTATAATTGGCTTCGTGAAACTATTCATGATTAGCGTTCCTACCTGGCGAATCGCAAAACCGAAAGCGGCCATACTTGCAGAAGCCTGGAGATACGCATGACCTAAGTCATTGGCAGCCTTCGTAGTGGCATCAAGATTGCGGGCGGTACGCCTGGCAGTCTTGCCGATATTTTGCATACTGGAGTTAGCTAGAGTTGCGCCGGTGACAACGCCCTGAGTACCAATGTGAAGTTGGATACCCATGAGCGCATTGTTGCCACCCGTACCGCTGAGAGAAAGGGCCATCAGACACCTCGTGTTTTTCGCCAGTCCCTATTGACCAAAGTACAATATGCCAACCGGCGGTTATTTGGGAGGCGCAGAACCTGGTCTTCCGTCCACCCATAGGCTGTAGCAAGATGGTGGACTTGCTCTATCAGGTTCTTTAGGACTTGTTTCCGCTCTCCTGCCTCCCATCGAAAAAAGCCGTTAAGTCCGCATTAATATCGAACTCTCGACCACATTCACATTTTACGACTTTCCATTGTCGAAGGCCAGGAAGCGAAACTTGGAGGTGTCGCATCAAATATCGCCGGTCTCGAGACTTCAAATTCCTCATCATGGTTTGGTCGATCTCACCTGCGGTCAAATCACCAAGTTGCACGATGCACGCAGCAAACATGGCGTCGAATGCCAAAGCCGGATTGCCGAGTTCGACGATACGCTCCTGGTCTTTACCAGTCGGGAATCGCATACGACCCTTCTTAAGGAGCGTTCGTTTCCCGTCCTTAACGAGCGTAAGCCCTACGGGAAGCTCGAAGTCGATTTCGAATGGCTTGTCTTCCGGCCATTCAACGATTTCCATCTCGCTGAGTTTTCCATCTTCCTCCCACGAATCTCCACAGCGAGGACATTTTCCGGCCAAAATGACATCGTTCTCACCACCAAGCATGTAAATCCTGGAGATGAGATAGTCTCGGTCAACAACAGTCATATTTTGAGCCAAGGACTTGTTGAAAAGCTTTGACGGGTCTTTCTTCTGCTCCAGATAACCAGGGATTTCTTGGATACAGCGATTCAAAATCATCGAAACGCCCTTGGCACCATTCGAAGAAACGCTTTTGGTTGAAAGATTGTGGTCGTCGACACCCGTCATCTCATCAATGATGACTTCACGATAACGGGTGCCGTTGACCTCAAGACCGACTGGAAGGATGACAGTGTCGGAAACTTCAACATCGTCGTTTTGATGGATGAAATCGTCGATAGAATGGATCTCGTCGGACATTAGAATATCTCCTGTCGTTAGTAGTTCAGTGGCTTATGCCAGGTAGAGTTCAGATTCGATTACAGTGTCTCTTTTTTGACGCCTTCATTCGCGAGAACCAAGGTCTCGATCAGGACGTCATTTCCGCTTGCGTCGAGGTCTTCAGTGGTGAATTCCTTCGGCCAAGCTCGACGAACTTTCCACTTCTTCACTCTCGCGCCGGATTTGTCCTTCAGATAAATCGTCATGGAGCGACGGAAAGTCTCGTTGTCGCCCTGAGCGCCATTCGCTTTATCGATGTCAAAGATCTCCTCTCGCCAAGAGATGAAATCAGAGTCATTCGACGATCCACGCGACAATGTGATGTCGTTGAACGTCGTTTGCCCAGGAAGGTGATGAGGAGTCTCATTCTCCCCGCCTTCCCGATAGGTGATGTCCTCGGTGGTTTCGCCGAGACCGCTGACCATAGAAAAGCCAGCTCGGACGAAGCCATCGATTTCAACCTCGAACTTAAAATTGCGATACGGATCAGGCATCTATATCCTCCAGTTCTGAAGCTGTATTACGCCTCGGTCACTTCCGCACCAGCACTCAGTTGGCTGAAACGGAAAATAATGAACTCGCCCGGCTTATTCGGAGCAAGTGCGATTTGTCCAATGACCCGACCGTTGTCTACATCGTCACTGTCCATGGTTCCGTCAGCGAAGCCGATCTTCACGAAATACGCCGTGGCAGCATCCGTAGTTGGGAAAGCACCGTCACCCAACAGACCGAGCAAGAAATCGCTGATCCTGTCTTTCAGCCTGGACCAAAGGTCCGCGTTGTTGTTCCGGAACACAGCCCAACGGGTCGAATCCACAATCGATTTCTCGACGAACTGGAAGAACCTGCGGACAGAGATATACCGGAATTTTTGCGTCACGGAAGCATCCAGAGTACGTGCACCCCAGATAACCGGAGCACTCGTCGTGCTGAACTTCCGAATGACGTTGATGTGAGCATCGTTCATCAAACCGTGCTCCGTGTTGCTGTACTCAGTAGCGACATCAAGAGCACTGCGGAGAGTACCGAAGTCACCCTGACCAGCAGGAGATTCCCACGGGCCAGAATCGGCCAGAGAATCCACGCGAGCGCGGACACCCATCACAGCACCAAGACCTGAAATCAGACGCCTTGGAGCAGTGCCAGCGCCAGCAGGATCG